GTTACCTATGGTGAAAAGGGTGCAGTCTGGAACAAATGGGCGCACGGAGCTCGTACTGTAGAAGTAGCAGATGTATGCGGTGCAGGAGATACATTTTTATCTGCACTGGTATATGAATACTTAAATACGAACAATATGAACAAGGCAATGGACTTTGCCATAGATGCAAGTGCTGTAACAATTCAGCATATGGGCGTATATGCCCCAACATTAGAGGAAATAAAAAATGGAAAGAATTAAAAAAGCATTATGGTTTATTGCAGGTCTACTATTTTTAGGCCTAGCCTACATTGGATTAATAGTACCGGGTATTCCTTGGTCAACTCCTAGTCTATGTGCTACATATTGTTTTGCTCGCAGTAACAAACGGTTTCACGACTATATGATCAATCATAAAATATTTGGACCGTTTATTGCCAACTGGAAAGAAGGTAGCGTATTCCCAACTTATGCCAAATGGGCTATGTTCGGCAGCATGGATATAAGTTTAATTTTAATCTGGTGGAGAACAGAGAATGTTCCACTGGTAATAGGATTAAGTGTATTCTTTGCGCTGATCATACTTTGGGCCAGCAGACTTCCCGGTAGTAGAGAAGAAGCTGAACGCCGTAAAGCCGCCGGGGAAAAGATAGGATGGTTTAAATGACACAATTAAAAGGCCTGGTTCCAAAAGGTTGGGGTTCAGAATTTATTTGGGCCACTAACGACAAGTATTGCGGCAAGTTTATGAACTTTAATAAGGGTGCTAAATTTAGTATGCACTTTCACAAGGACAAAGAAGAGACATGGTATATACAGTCAGGTAAATTTATTGTGCGTTGGATTGATACTGCTACTGCCGAAACGCATGAAAAAGAATTACTCAATGGTAGCGTATGGCATAATACTCCGTGCATGCCACACCAATTAGAATGTATTGAAGAAGGTACAGTAATTGAAGTTAGCACTCCAGATAGTGTAGAAGACAACTATCGCGTAGGCAAGGGCGACAGCCAAAAATAATTTCTCGCCGTAGTATAATGGATAATACGGGGCACTCCTAACGCTCAAATCTAGGTTCGATCCCCAGCGGCGGGACCATAATACTTTATACTAATTGACATATGGTAAAATCTATGCTACACTATCAGTATGTATAAATTAATCAACAAAGCGGGCACAGAATTAGACGGGTTTAAAACCTTAGATTCTGCAATGCAGGCCGCACGAGCGGTGGGATTTTTTGTAACAATCAAAGGTCCTGATTTCAAAGTCTGTGGCATATTTGGCGTAGACACAGTTAAGGACGGACGGTGTCCAGATGGTGTTGCTTATGATTGGAACAAAGCAAGTCGTATTGGACGAGTTAAAAAGGAACGAACATAATGCCCTGGATACAGAATGTAGCACTTAGTGATATTAAAAGAGGCATGCATATTGACCCGGGGGTTAATGCCATGCTGATTCAAATTGTAGATCCACCCGGTGACTTTCCTACACCTAAGTATTCTTTTAAAGAAGTCCATCAGTTTGAGTTTCTTGATGTAGAAGAAAACGACAAGGTGCTTGACGAAGAAATGCGATGTAGTCATGAGCAGGCCGCAGAGCTAGTCCGTCTACTGCAACACGCATTGGCTAACCGTATGAATGTTATCGTTCATTGCCATGCAGGTGTATGCCGTAGTGGAGCAGTTTGCGAACTTGGTGTTATGATGGGCTTCGATGATACTGAAGCTTTTCGTAGTCCCAACCTGTTGGTCAAGCACCGTATGATGAAGGCATTAGGTTGGACCTACGATCCTAATGAACCCCATACTATCAACGGTGTAACAACTGAGTTTGGAATTATACTTCCCAAGGAAATTGAATGGGCTAACGACAACGAAAAAGTTTTTACGTTGGCTGCAGAGCGTAAAGCTCGTCGAGAAAGAGAAGGTGATATATGAGTAAACCAGTTCCCGAGCATAGAGACAAACTAGGTCGCTTATTAAATGTTGGTGACTGTGTTGTTTATCCTGCCCATAACAGTCTTGAAGTTGGCACGGTTAAGAAGCTCAACAACAAAATGGTTAAAGTTTGGAGAGCAAGTTCTAAATCAACCAGATGGTATACAGGTAGTAACAAGTATCCAAACGATATTGTCATAATCGACGGCCCGGAAGTGACCATGTATCTGCTCAAATTAAACTCTTCTGGTTGACAAGTTGGTAAAACCATGCTATAATTATAGCATACAGCAAGGAGTTTATATGGAATACGTTGTCGAATCTAAGAACTCAAAACACAAAAAATGGGTTGAAGCATTGCTTCCATCTATGATTAAGCAATTGGGTTTAGTTAATAGTCGTAAAACTCTGTTAATTACAATCGAATCTTGCGAAGGTGAAGGCGCAACATATCCGTTAGATCCGATCAACAGTTATGTGGTAGTTATCAAACCCAGCACACTCAAAGATATTGGAATAACCCTAGCACATGAAATGGCGCATGTTCGCCAAATGGCCAAAGGTATACTCCGAGTTGTAGATGGAAAGAATTTTTGGAAGGGCAAACGCTATACCAAGCGAACCAAATATTTGGATCAGCCGTGGGAACAAGATGCCTTTGCCCGTCAAGAGATAGTTTTTCGTAGAGCAATAGAAAGTTGATTATGAACGAAATCACTAAAAGATTATTTGACAAGGCTTTAGATAAAGCAGTACCGGAAACATGGACTACGTTGAGCCATGAACAAGTGACCAAATTATCTCAAGTGTTAGCTGAGTTGATTGTTCAGGAATGTGCTCAGGTTTGTCGAGACCAGCCCAATCATTATGCTTTGAAAGCAGACAGAGATAATTGTGCTATCGCAATTGAAGAACATTTCGGAGGTGAAAAATGAAAATAACTGACTACAGTAAAAATCGTCTTAAGTCAACTTTTGCCAAATGGGAAGTAGATCAAGACTACGCTGATCCTATGTTAAACTATCTGATTTATGGTTTTGAGCCAGGCAGTTTTTTTACTGCTGTTCTAGCCAATGACTTCATGGGGGCGATATCACATAGTCATCCTGCTAATACTATTGCAGCTCTTAAACGTTTGGTAGGTTGGATTAATGATTGTATGCCTGCTGATGCCTATGGTAGTTACACAGCAGTCAAAGAGTGGATTAAACTAGATGATGATTATCGTAGGTATACGTTGGAACAACATCAGTTAATTTATACCTCTAAAGAAGAAGTATGGAAGATCTTAAAAGATGAACCTGTTAAACATCATGCATGGGTAGAAGATATATAAAAGGAGGCGAATATGCCAAGTGTATTTTTAGTTAGCGACACGCACTTTGGTCACATGGGCGTATGTCGCTTCACACGTAATGACGGTGTAACAAAGTTGCGTCCTTGGGACACACCAGAGGAAATGGATGAAGCTATGGTCAAGGCTTGGAACGAACGGGTCAAGCCCACTGACAAGGTTTATCATTTAGGTGACGTTGTTATCAACCGCAAGGCATTGCCCACGTTAGCCCGATTAAACGGAGACAAGGTATTGATCCGCGGCAACCATGACATCTTTAGAGATGACGAGTATAGAGAATACTTTAGAGAGTTACGTGCATATCATGTTATGAACGGAATGATCTTAAGTCATATCCCATTACACTCGGACTCAATGGGTCGTTTTGGTACTAACATTCACGGACATACTCACGCAAATCGTGTTAAGAAGGCTCGTGGAGTAGATGCTAGAACTGGTCAAGTTTTATACAGTGATGTAAACGATGTTCGTTACCATTGCGTTTGCGTAGAACAAACTCCAGACTTTGCACCTATCTTGTTTGAAGATGTCATCAAACGCATCGAAGCAGAAGGCGGAAGCGTAGGATTTAAGAACGGAAATTTTGGTGGTGCTGATTAAAGAGTTTGGAGAACAGGGGTTATAGCCAATGGTTGTATATCTTTAATAACTAAAGGAGTATAATCATAGCTGGCCATCCAACCCCAACTTTCATTTTTACGCAGGTCGCTTAGATCTGCTCGGCGACGAACGGCCCAGGGTAAGGCTCCATTGGTAATATGGAACCTTGCTACTGGGTCTTTTTTTGCGACTATGAATTCTTGAACATCCTCTATGCTGGGGTTTTTAGTAAATTT